CGGTGCTGTCTTTAAAAAGAGACCAAGATTTATCAATTGATTTAAACTCTGTTAACCCTAAACAATCAGATGCTTTTATTGATAAGATTATAGACAGTGATGATATTTCAGGTCTTGATTTATCTAGTGAGGAGCTTAGTGTTTTAAAAAAAGACATAAACGATGGATTATACACGAATTGTGCTCTTTGCACGGCAACCGCTGATATGAGAAGTAGAGGGTACGATGTTATCGCTGGTGGAACGATGAAAGGGCGACGTCGTGATAGGCTCGAGAATTGGTACGACGGGGCGGTCACCTATGACGTTAATGGCAAAGAACGAAAACAAACTAAAAATCTAATAAGTTTGGTTCGAGAGTATAACGCGCATAAGTATGACACGGAATACACGCAATTAAACATGAAGATTGATGGTGTAGAAGGTGACTTTGGTAAAAAAGAATGGAGCCAACCCCAAGCAAAGTCCCGAGCAATGTCGGTAATGCTCAATATGGGGGACGGCGCTCATGGAGATATATCTCTTGCTGGCGACAATAGCGGGCATTCTATGTATTTTTCAGTTAACAACGGAAAAGTAACTATCAAGGATTATCAAACAGGAAGGTCTTTTAACGCCGAAAGCGAGTGGTTTAAAGAAAAATCCGATTATTTTGACAAATGGGATTTTAATAGTGTGGAAATCACCAGATTAGATAATACTACACCAAACATTAAAGCCATGATAAAAGATGGCGTTATTAGGCCTAAGAGGTAAAACTTATGAAAATTCCGCGTGATGTATTGTCGACGTTTAGTCGTTTAAAGGACGATCAAGAACTAAATGAGATTCTTCGAATATCTACAGTGAATAGCGACATTTATATTTTTAAAACTACTAAGAATGGCGAGAATTCGACTTTAATAGTTTTTGAAGATGGATCTGGCAATTGGGTAGACGGCGTTCTTGCTGATAAGTTGGTGTCGATGGCAGAAAGGATAAAATAGTTATGTATATGATTTATTCTGATGAATTATACCACCACGGTGTAAAAGGCATGAAGTGGGGTGTAAGGAGAGATAATCGTCTTAGAGCTAGAGCCGAGTTTTATGATCGGCGAGCTGATAAGTCAAGAATTGGCATGTTTAAGCGTTCTTATAAAGCAGAGGCTGAGCGTGCAAGAGAAGCACTTGCCACTCGTCAAAAGTCTAGACAAACAAAAGGTCTTTTGAAAAAATACGATGTGAATTTCGGGAGAACTAGAAGGATTAGTAAATTTAATAGTGCGGCAAAAGTTCATGATTATAGTGCTTCTATAGCCAAAAAGCAAAAGCAAAAAACAAAGTACAAGTCATATGCATGGAATGCTAGAAGCAGCGCTAAAACATTAGCTAGAATTGGAGAGGGGTATAAAAAGAAAGGATTAATCGGCGGATACGCTAACGAAGTTTCTGAAGTCTGGAATCAGCCTTTGAAGACAACAAAGGGAAAGAACACAACAGCCGGGAAGCAATATATCAAAGCAATGCTTGTCTCGGCCGCAGTTAGTTATGGCACTCAACTTGCGGCGCCTATGATTACTGAAGGGGTTAACAACCTTCAGGAAAGAAGACTTAGAAATAGGAGTTGGTAATCCATGGCATATTATTCAATCGCAGAAAGGCTGAAAAACGCCTGGAATGCCTTTGCTAGTAGGGACCCCACGCCGGGTTCTTTTTCTTATGGCATGGGTTATTCCATGCGCCCCGATCGGCGCAGATTAACAAGAGGTAATGATCGTTCGATAGTGACGGCTATTTACAACCGCATCGCTATTGATGTGGCGGCAGTGTCAATTAAGCACGTTCGTCTTAACGATGAAGGTCGATACATCGAGGATATTGATTCCGGTCTTAATAATTGTCTCTCAGTAGAGGCTAATATTGACCAGACAGGACGAGGTTTTATTCAGGATCTTGTTCTGTCAATGCTAGATGAGGGTGTTGTCGCGGCGGTTCCTATAGATACAACGTTAAACCCGTACGTGACCGGATCATACGACATTCAGACGATGCGAGTCGGTAAGATCACAGAATGGATGCCCGAGTATATTCGAACAAACATTTATAACGATCGCACAGGTCGCCACGAGGATCTCACAGTTCCTAAACGAACGGTTGCTATCCTTGAAAACCCGCTTTATGCGGTAATGAATGAGCCGAACTCTACTTTGCAGAGGCTTATTAGAAAACTAAATTTACTTGATACTATTGATGAGCAAACGGGTGCAGGAAAACTCGACCTTATTATTCAGCTCCCTTATGTCATTAAGACAGATGCTAGAAAGAAGCAGGCCGAAGCTAGAAGGCAAGATATAGAGATGCAGCTTGCAAGCTCAAAGTATGGTATTGCTTACACGGATGGCACGGAAAGAATCACACAGCTCAATCGTTCCGTCGATAACCAGTTACTGACTCAGGTAGAAACCTTAACGAGTACGCTATACGGCCAGTTAGGTATTACTGAAGAAGTAATGAAGGGCACGGCAGACGAAAAGACTATGCTGAATTACTACAACCGTACCATCGAACCGATTCTATCGGCAATAACTGACGAGTTTATTAGAAAGTTCTTAACCAAAACCGCTAGATCTCAGCATCAATCGATCAAGTTCTTTAAAGATCCGTTTAAGCTTGTTCCGATTAACAACATTGCAGACATCGCGGATAAGTTTACTAGAAATGAGATTATGACACCTAATGAGATTAGACAGGTTGTTGGCATGAAGCCGTCAGATGATATGGCGGCGGATGAGCTTAGAAACCGTAACATCAATCAGGCCGGAGGTGAGATGCCAATGGACGAGGGGATGATGCCGGAGGATGAATACACCGAAGAGGGCACGTATCCTGAGGAAGAGTACGAAGAAGAACCGGAAAACCCGATGGATTTACCAATTTCGGCAATCAGTTAATGCTTGATGGAATCTAACATGAGGAGAAATTCAAAATGGGAGAAACCTATGATTTCAGTGGATGGGCCACTCGAAATGATTTGAAGTGTTCTGACGGTCGTACAATTCGTCAGGATGCTTTTATTGATAATGATGGTCAGACGGTTCCTCTTGTGTGGCAGCATCTGCATGATGAGCCTGTGAATGTTCTTGGACATGCGCTTCTTAAGAACGAAAAAGAAGGCGTTAGAGCGTTCGGCAAGTTCAATAACACAGACGCTGGCCAGCTTGCAAAGGAACTTGTTGAGAATGGCGACATCAAGTCGCTTTCTATTTATGCGAATAAGCTTAAGCAGAAGGGCGGAGACGTTCTTCATGGGCAGATTCGTGAAGTTAGCTTAGTTCTTGCAGGCGCAAATCCGGGCGCATATATCGACTACCCGATTCTCGCTCACGGTGATGAAGAAGAGGCCGACGAAGCAGTTATTTACACAGGATTTGACATTGCTTTGTCCCATGCAGATGGAGACGACCCGCAGGAAGAGGAACCCGCTCAGAAAGAGAAGACCGTTAAAGACGTATTTGACGAGTTCACTGATGAGCAGAAGAATGTTGTCTATTTCATGATCGGCCAGGCGCTCGAAGACGCCGGAGTCTCCGATGAGGAAGAAGATGACGAAGAAATCGAACATTCCGATGACAAACAGGAGGAAGAAGAAATGGCCGACGAGAAGACCGTAAAAGACGTATTTGATGAGCTCACTGATGAGCAGAAGAATGTTGTTTATTTCATGATTGGTCAGGCGCTGGAGGATGCTGGCGTTTCTGGCGACGAAGCCGAAGAAGGAGAAGAAATGAAGCACAACGTATTTGACAATGAGTATGATGGCATGGACAGCTACCTCAGCCACTCCGACATGGAAGCTATTTTCGCTGATGCTAAGAGACTTGGCTCTCTGAAAGATGCTGTTGAAGAGCATCTTGAGGGCGGCGTTCTGGCGCATGTTGATGATGGCATCGAATATTCCACAGGTAATCAGCAGTATTTCGTGAACCAGCCTGACTTCCTGTTCCCGGAAGCTAGAGCTCTGAACAACCCGCCGGAATGGATCAAGAGAAATACCGACTGGGTTAGCACTTTCATGAGCGGCGTTCATCACACCCCGTTCAGCCGTATCAAGAGCGTTTACGCTAACATCACTGAGGATGAGGCGAGAGCTAAAGGTTACATGAAGGGCAAGATGAAGAAGGAAGAGTTCTTCACTCTGCTTAAGCGCACCACCACCCCGCAGACTGTCTACAAGAAACAGAAGATGGACCGCGACGACATGATTGACATTACCGACTTTGATGTTGTTGCATGGCTGAAGGGCGAAATGCGCATTATGCTGGACGAGGAAATTGCTCGCGCGGCTCTGATTGGCGATGGTCGTCCGACTTCCTCCGATGATCACATTTCGGAAGAGCACATCCGTCCGATTTGGAAGGATGCGGATCTGTTCTCCGTTAAGCTGACTGTCGCACAGGATACTGATCCGGCGGTTGTTGCTAAGAACTTCATCACAACTGCTATCCGTGGCAGAAAGCAGTACAAGGGCTCCGGCAACCCGACTCTGTTCACCACAGAGGAGATGCTTACCGAGATGCTGCTGCTCGAAGATAAGATGGGTCGTCCGATGTACGAGACCGAGGCGGCTCTTGCTACCAAGCTGAGAGTTTCCAAGATCGTCACTGTTGAGGTTATGGAGAACCAGACAAGAGATGGCAAGAAGCTGGCTGGTATCATCGTCAACCTGAACGACTACAACATCGGCGCAGACAGAGGCGGCGAAGTTAACATGTTCGACGACTTCGACATCGACTACAACCAGCAGAAGTACCTGATCGAGACCAGATGCTCTGGTGCTCTGACCAAGCCTTACTCTGCTCTGGTTCTTGAAATCGGCACTGCTTCCGGCAACGACGGCGAATAATCAAAATGGGAGTATAGCTATGGCTAAGTGGTATGGAAAAGTCGGCTACGAAGAGACGAAAGAGACTTCTCCTGATGTCTGGACTCCCGAAGTTACAGATAGGTTTTACGTTGGGGATGTCCAAAGGCAGTCCCGGCGTCTTGAGAATTCTCAGCAGATTAATGACAACATCAATGTCAACATGGAAATCAGCATCGTAGCCGATCCATACGCTTACCAGCATTTCCATGAGATTAAATACGTGGAGTACATGGGCAGTCTATGGAAGGTGACTTCTGTAGATGTTCAGTTCCCACGTCTTATTCTTTCTATAGGAGGTTTGTACAATGGGGACCAGAATTGAACTTGGCCAAAAGCTTAGACAGATTCTCGGATCTGATAATGTGTATTTTCAACCTCCTGAGACTGTCAAATTAAAGTACGACTGTATTATCTATGAGCTCAGCGACACAAATGTCGGAAGAGCGGATGACACAGCATACAAAAGAATGCGAGGTTATAAAGTCACAAGAATAGGAAGAGGTCCTGATGAGCATCTTATTGATGCTTTTTTAGACGCTTTTCCTTACTGCCGTTATGACAGGCGCTTTGTGACTGATAATCTCTATCATGACGTATTCATGCTCTATTACTAATTCCTAAAAAGGAGACAAAAGATATGGCAAAACTTACTTGGGATGAAACTGGTGCCCGTCTTTACGAAACTGGTGTAAGAATGGGCGTTCTGTACCCGCAGGCTGCCGATGGCAACTACCCGAAGGGCATCGCTTGGAATGGTCTTACGGCTGTTAATGAAAACCCCTCCGGTGCAGAAGCTAATAAGCAGTATGCGGACGATATTAACTATCTGAACCTTTATTCTGCTGAGGAATTCGGCTGCACGATCGAAGCTTTCACATATCCTGAAGAGTTCGCAGAGTGCGATGGTTCTGCAGAAGTTGCTGAAGGCGTATATATTGGTCAGCAGGATCGTAAGGCATTTGGTTTCTGCTATCGCACTGTAGTCGGTAACGACGTTCAGAATGATGCTTACGGCTATAAGATCCATCTGGTTTACGGCGCCAAGGCGTCCCCGTCCAGCAAGGGCTATCAGACTATCAACAACAGCCCGGAAGCTATCAACTTCTCTTGGGAAGTTACGACAACCCCTGTCAATGTCGAAGGCCACAAACCGGTAGCTACGCTTACCATCGATTCTACTAAGGTCGATTCCGCAAAGCTTAAAGCGCTTGAAGAGAAGCTTTACGGTGGTGCGTCCACAGAAGCGCAGCTTCCGCTTCCGGATGAGATCATTGCGATGTTCGCGGGGTCTACAACTAATCCGTCCACTGGCGACTAGTAATTAAAGAAAGGAGCTCACCATGCTTAAAAAGACGATTACATACACAGACTTTAATGGCAACGAGAGAACTGAGGACTTCTACTTCAATCTTAGTAAGGCAGAACTTACTGAGATGGAGCTTTCTGCCGATGGCGGTCTTGCAGAAACTCTTAAAAGGATCATCGATGCGCAGGATTCCAGACAGCTTGTAAAGATCTTTAAGGATCTCGTGCTTAGATCCTTTGGCGAGAAGTCTGCAGATGGTAAACGGTTCATCAAGAACGAACAGCTTAGAGAGGAGTTCTCTCAGACACAGGCTTATAGCGATCTCTTTATGGAACTCGCAACCAATGACAAGGCGGCGGTGGAGTTTGTGAACGGCATTCTTCCCGCCGATCTTGCAGACGCGGTTTCTAAAACTGAGTAATCATGCTTGAGATTGTAGTAAAACCCATAGAGTGGTACGACGAAGAGCGAAATCTGTTTGTTGAACTTATGCGAAAGGATCAAACTCTTCGTCTTGAACACTCTTTAGTCTCTTTATCAAAATGGGAGTCAAAATGGTGTAAACCGTTTCTCTCCACTGATGCAAAGACTGCGGAGGAAGCAACTGATTATGTGAGATGCATGACACTTACGCAGAATGTTAATCCAAATGTGTATAAATGCCTGTCCCGAGCCAATTTTAAAGCGATCAATGAGTACATCGAGGCCCCAATGACGGCTACAACCTTCATGTCTCAGCATAATCAAATCAATAGAGAGATCATTACAGCCGAGCTCATCTATTATTGGATGATAGCCCTTAATATTCCGTTCGAATGCCAAAAGTGGCACCTTAATAAACTTCTAACCTTGATTAATGTCTGTAATATTAAGAATCAGCCCGACAAAAAGATGCCTATGCAGGAAATCTATAGTCGCAATCGGGCGCTTAATGAAGCCAGGAAAATGAAGTATAGAACAAAAGGCTGATCCGAATGATTACTTTGAATTGGGACGGTAATTTTGGCCGTTCAGAGTCGTTTCTCAAGCGACTTTTAAAACTCGACATAAGAGACATACTTGATAAGTATGGGCAAAAAGGTGTCGAGCAATTAAGAGCATACACCCCAAAGGATTCCGGTAATACTGCCGATGCCTGGGGGTATCAAGTTGAAATGGGCCATAATCACTATACGGTTCATTTTACAAATGACAATTTCAACAAAGGCGTCCCGATTGCAATTATTTTGCAGTACGGACACGCTACTAGAAACGGCGGGTATGTACAAGGTATCGACTATATTAATCCCGCCCTTCAATCGGTTTTTGAAGAAATGGCTAATGAAGCTTGGAAGGAGGTGACAAAGGTTTGAGTCAGGTTATTGAAAACAAAGTTGTCAGCATGGAATTTGACAACAAGAACTTTCAAAGAGGCGTTGGCGAAACTTTGTCACTTCTCGGCAAACTTCAGCAAGCTTTAAATTTGACTAAAAGCGCCAAGAGCATGTATGAACTTGGCGATGCTTCGAAGAAACTCGATTTTTCAAAGCTTCAGAATCTCGATTTAACACCAATCACAAAAGGTATTGAAGTATTAACTGACAGATTTTCTACGCTTGGCATCATTGGTATGACCGTTATTCAGCGTCTTACCAATGGCGTGATCGATTTTGTTACTAACGGAATCAACCGCGCCGTCTCCGGCGGTATGCGAAGAGCTCTTAACATCGAGAAAGCTGAATTCACGCTTAAAGGTCTTAACGCCGATGTAGCGGCGATAAAAGAAAATGCGCTTGCTGCTGTAAGCGGAACTGCGTTCGGCCTTGACGAAGCGTTTAAAGCCGCCTCGATGTTTACTGCTTCTGGCGTTAAATCCGGTAAGGAGATGGAGCAGGCGCTTACCGGTATTTCTGGCGTCGCCGCGATGACTTCAAGTTCCTATAGCGAAATAGCGAATGTCTTCACCAATGTGGCCGGTACTGGCTACATGATGGGCGATGCGCTTCTTTCCCTTGCGACTCGTGGTCTTAACGGCGCCGCTGCAATGGCCAAATACTACGAGCAGGTAAAAGGTATTAAATACACCGAAGAAGAAATTCGTGATATGGCCGGTAAACGCCAGATTTCTGCTGAAGATTTCTTCGCCGCAATGAACACGCTTTATGGCGAGCAGGCTAAAAAGGCTAACGATACTTATGAAGGCGCATTGTCAAATGTTCAGGCGGCTCTTAGCAGAATAGGCGCCGCTTTCATGACACCTTATATTAAGAACATGAGAGAAGTCTTCATAGGGCTTATTGATGTTCTTGATGATGTCGGAAACCTACTTAAGCCTGTAGTATCTTTCTATGAGAAGTCTTTTACTAAACTAAAAGACTATACGGTTGGCGCTCTTAAAAGTGTTGATACATTTTTAAAAGCTCTTGTGGTGCTTGATGAGAAAGGTAATTTCACTGGATGGAATCTCGATGTTTTCGGGGTTTTTAAATATGACGTTCAGGCGTTAGCTAGCTCCATTTCGCATCTTATTACTCGTCTTAGAATGCTCGGGTCTGATCTTATTAAAAAGATTGCCCCATCCATGGATACGGTGACGAAAGTCACACACGCCTTACTGGGCGGTCTGTCAAAGGTTATTTATTTCGTTGGCGATATGATCCTCGCTTTCGATAGCTTAGCGTTTAGTACGGGCAACGTGGGAAAAGATATATTAACTAGGGTGTTCGGAGAGCAAAACGCATCAAATATTATCGACACATTTAAAGGCGTTGCATCTTTTGTCCGTATCCTAGCAAATGCTTTCAAAGCGTTATTTAAAGCTGTATCTCCTGTAAAAGGCGTATTTAGACCACTCGCAGAGCTATTCCTATCTATTACCGGCGCGATCGGACGTTATATTACAAAACTGGAACAGTTAGTAGATGAGCATCGGGTGTTCCAGCATGTAGCATTTACAATCAGTAAAGTTCTTCAGACATTGCGTGATGTTATCACGTACGTATCCGAAGGTATTCAGAGCGTCTTTAATGGCGCTGGAAAAGGAAAAGTCTTAGATAATGTTGCTAGTGCTTGGGAGAACAACGCAGAAAGACTTGAGAAAGCTAAAAGCCTTCTTTTCACAGTTCTTGATGCTATTGGAAACGCCGTTAAAGGCATAGTCCAAGGCCTTAGCGATGCATTTAAGACTGGCGATTTTCAGCCAATGCTTGACCTTGTCAACGGTGGCGTTTTAGCGGCTATTGGTATGGCTATTAAGAACTTCATCGATACAATGGCCGACGGCGCCGAGAAGATGGGCGCTCAAAATATGAAAGAGGGCATGCTTGGAACGCTTGATGCGCTTCAGGGCACTCTTGAAGGTTTCCAGAATTCTCTTAAGGCAAATATTTTAATTAAGATTGCCATCGCTGTTGGAATTCTCGCGGCATCGCTTGTTATGCTAGCAGCAGTCGATCCTAAACGCCTTACCTCTGCGCTTGCTGCTATCAGCGCAGTCATGTTTGCTCTCTTTAAAGAGATGGACGCTCTTGCTGGTATATTTGAAGGCAAAGACCCGGCTAAAACAGTCAGCTTCGTTAAAATGGGCCTTGCTATAGATCTTCTTGCAGTTGGGATTCTTATTTTAGCATCTGCTGTCAAAAAGCTGGCTGGTCTTAACTTTGGCGAAATTGTCAAAGGTCTTGCTGGTATATTTGGCATGATGATAGCCATCGCGGTTGGACTTGACCAGATTTCCATGGTCGAAAACGCTGATAAAATCATTTCTAAAGCGGCGGCGATAGTTGTTCTTTCCGTAGCCATTAGAATTCTAGCTGAGTCCGTAAAAGTCATGGGCGATCTTGACCCATTAAGTCTTACTAAGGGGCTTATCGGTGTCATTGCTCTGCTCATGGCCATTTGCGCACTGTTTGATCAGTTTGACCCAAGCGTTGGTGTTAGAACCGGCATAGCGATTCTTGCCATTTCCGCGGCAATGCTCGTTCTTTCCAAATCGGTTGAGATATTCGCCGAAATGGACTCGAATAAATTAATAAAGGGCGTTGGTGTGCTTGCTTTAGTCCTTGCCGAGATTGCGGCTTTCAGCGCTTTAATGGGCGAGTCGAATCATGTAATTAAATCTGCTGTGGCGGTCGGCATATTGGCCGCGTCGATGAAACCGCTCATCCAGGCAATACTCTTACTCGGTAATCTTAGCGATAAGACGCTTTGGAAGGGCCTTATTTCAATGGCGTCGGGGCTTACAATGCTTTCTGTCGCGCTTCTTGCGGCTAAAGATTCGAGTCTTAAATCCGCCGCGAATATTATAATTGTTGCTGCGGCTGTGCTTGTATTCGCCAAGGCGATGCAGGAAGTGAATAAGCTCAATCCTAAACAGATGCTTCTCGCGCTAGGATATTTGGCGGCTGGTATGGTTCTTCTTGTAGGAGCTCTTAACCTCGCGAATGGCAGCCTTACCGGTGCGGCGGCAATGCTTATCATTTCCGTGGCGGTCACCGTTCTTGCCACTGCACTTAAGAAGCTTGGCGAGATGAAGCTCGGCGAAATTGTGAAAGCGTTACTTACTCTTGCGGTCGCGTTTGTAGAAATCGCAGCCGCGTCTCTTCTTTTCACAGTGCTTGCGGTTCCGCTCGCTATTATGTCGGCAGTGCTACTTGCTCTTGGCGTTGCACTTCTTGCGGCTGGCGTTGGCGTGTCCGCATTTGCGGCGGGGCTTAAACTCCTAGGCGAACTTGGCGCTTCTGGCGTTGATGGAATCGTTAAAACTCTTGAGGGGATTTCCGCTGCACTCCCGACAATTTTGGAGAATTTAGCTCTCGCTATTATTGGGATGTTGCAAGTGTTCTATGAGAATATTCCAACGTTTATCGAGCTTGGGATCGCAATGATTATGGCTCTCCTCCAGGGCATTCGCGATAATATCGGGGAAATCGTTACAGTTGTCGCTGATATTATCATAATCTTCATCGACACTCTTGGCCAAAAGGTTGGAGAAATCATCAATGCAGGTGTAGAACTAATTGTCAATACCATTAATGGCATTGCCGACGCGATTTACGGTAATGCTGGCGATATTGTGGGGGCAATCGACAGAGTTGTCGGGTCTCTCATATATTTAGTGCTCGAAGCACTCAGAGTTGGCGCTGACCACATTGACCCAACGGGATGGCTTTCTGGCAAGATCCAAGAGCTAGAAGATGGCATCATCGAAGAGTTCAATCTTGATAAGATGAAAGATGCCGGCGGCGATCTTGTAGAAGCGACCGAAGAAGGAGCGGCGTCCGCGGCTGATTCTTCGTCGTTGGAAGAAACTGGACGCACCGCCGGAGGGCACTACGCGTCTGGTGTTAAGTCAAAAGAAGAAGAAGCACGGCAAGCTTCCAGTTATTTGGCTAGTGAATCTGCTGTAGGGGCCACACAGGACGGCGGCGGTCACTATTCGGCAGGTCAGTCTGCTGCGGACGGCTTTATCAGTGGCATTAATAGCAAGCTGGATGCGGTTAGGCAAAAAGCGGCCGAGATGGCCGGCATATCCGCCGCAGCGACTAAAGCCAAACTTCTTGTCAACTCGCCTTCTAAAGTCTTTATTGGCATTGGTAGCAGTGTTGGCGAAGGCTTTATTATGGGTATCGACCGTATGGCCAGCGCAGTCGCAAGGTCTTCTGCGCACGTCGCCGATGGAGCTATTTCTGCGGCATCGTCTCTTACAAGAAGACTTGCATCTCGCATGGAATCTGCGGATTTCCAACCGACCATAAGACCTGTCCTTGATCTTACTAACATTGAAGAAGGCGCAGGAGCTGTTAACGGTCTCTTTGGCGGCATGTCTATTGGCGCATCGATCGACAAAGTGGAAGCTCTTAGCGCGTCTATTGACTCCAATCAAAATGGGAGTACTCAGGTTACTGATATGATGAACCAGATGCTCTATAAGATGAATGACATGCAAAGAGCCTTTGCTAGTGGCGCAGTGGATCCGAATCTTGTCTATGAGGCAGTATACGCCGGCTCTTCTCAGGCGACGCCAAACATCAGACTTAATAATCGTGAACTCAATCGTGAACTTAGAAGCATGGGGGTAGCATACAGATGAGAGGTAAAGCAAATATTTCTTACACGGACTCCCGTGGCAATGTCTTTGATCTCATGATTGATAGTTTTCGTCGTATTACGACTGCTAATTTCCACAATTACTCGTGGCAGAAAGAGTCTACTGAGACTCGTTTCGGCGAAAAACTCAGAGCGTGGAAAAAAGCAGCTGCGCAATATGATGTAACAATCTATTTCGATGGCGACAAGAAAGAAAAACATTTAAACGACTTTCATGACGCATTGGAATACGACATCGTTTATAACCAGCCGGGTACTCTTACATGGGAGGATTATTCAATAGAATGCTACGGCATTTCGAGTAAGACGTACCCGGCGGCTGATGCCGTTAATTCGCCAACTGCTAATGATGTTACTTTCTATTGCCCATCTCCTTGGTGGACTAAGACCAGTTTAATCACGTCCTACGATATCGGGAATATTGATGACATCGACGTCCTTTATGTGTCCGACACAGAGTTCACCGATCTTGAAGGGCACCCGATAGTTCCAGTCACCGGGAGGGTGTATAAAGTCGCAAGTGGAACACATGTTGGGCAGCGATATCTTTGGGACGGGGAAAGATATATCGATCTTCTTCCGTCTTACAGTAAAACATATGAACCTGCCTACGATTATGCGTTCGACTATATAGTCGATTATGACAGTTATCTTAGTTTGTATAATGACAATATTCTCGGGAGTTCGTTTATCGCTGTAATTTACGGGCCAACCGATAGTCCTTACATCACTCTTACAAATGGTGTCGATGAAGACGTGCATATTTCCATTAACACAGATGTGCCTAGTGGAGCTAAGTTGGTTGTTGATTCCACAAATAAAACAGTTTTAAAGTACATGCCTGATGGTACTGTCATTAACGCGTTTGGTGCAAGAAATTTGGACGCAGGGTACCTTTGGAATAGGGTTCCGTATGGGCAAAGTCGTGTAATTTGGGATGGTTCGTTTAAATTTGATATGTATCTCGTAGAAGAAAGGAGCGAACCTAAATGGCTTTCGGATTAGATGTCGTAGATCTAATTTATACCGATGCCGATTTCGTTGACGCAGGTACGCTTGCCGATTACGAGGTCGATCTTGATCTTGCGGGAAGTAAGGATTTCGAACTTATAACCGATGAATATATTCTATCGCCAGGGTCATTATGGTATGTAGATGGGACTGAGTTCGGCGGAATTGTTGATGGTTTTACAACAGACCCAAGGTCTTATCAAATACGGTATAAAGGGAGAAGTTTCAGAGGCATTTTAGATTCTAAAATACTATATTCCTCTAATCTTAAGAACGTAATTCAAGTTAGTGGACGTCTCCACGTCATAATTAACCAGCTTTTGGAATGCTATGGGCTTTCTAATATGTTTGTTTGTGATGAGGCTGAACTTGATGCTAACGGTGAAGTGAGCGACACATTGAACGGGTATGAATTGGACCCCGGTCAATCGCTTTATGCCGCTATGGAAGTTCTCGCGGATGAAGTAGGTAATGTCGCCTATGAATTGGCTTACAATATAAATGAGAAGTTGGTTCATATTTTGCCGGTTGTCCCGGAGGATCATACTGATTACATTTCTTATTGCGAAGATAATTCCATTTCGTTTACGATTTCTAAGAATAAAAACATTACAAATCATCTTATTTGCAGCGGCGTAGATGAAAACGCAAAAAGAAGGACCATCCATCTTTTCACAAACGAAGGTGGGGAACTTCAACCATATTTAAAAGACGGTGTCTCATCACCGTCGAAGGACTCGGACTATATTCTTGACACCAGAAACCAGGTTTTATCAGGTGTTTCGGAGATTGCAGAGTTCTATGATGGCTCTGTTAGTGTCGACACAAATTACGAGCTTGTCACGCAAAAGGCGAAGCCTTCTGATTGGGATACTTCGTATTCGAAGGAATATTATAAGAAAGTAATTACTCCTAAATACGGCGAGGAAATTATACGGACGGTTTCTAATAACTCGTCTTCAACCGTTTCGCTACCTGATTATTTTTACGATGGCGAGTATATCGTGATGCAGGGCCAGAACATGGTCACGCCGACAAGAAGCGTGAAAGAGAATGGCAGAAACGTACCGAAAAAGAATTATTGGCTCTTAAACCCCGTTAAAGTGGCCATTATTAATTTTTCGGATTCATATATTGGCTATGAATTAACCGTTAATGGAGCCAAAAAAGAGGTTCCTGCATCTGGCGAATTAATCGTGAATTATTCAGGGGATATTTCCAAATTTGTCATCTCTGACTACTGGGGGAAACTGGATGTAAACTACGATTACTCAATTGCTCAGAAATCACGTTCCAAAGTAGTTGCATTTAGATCAGAATACAAGGGGCAAAAGGTATCTTTGTATGAAGTACTTGATATAGAAACCTCATACGAGCCTCTTGCTGCGGAAGTAAAAGATACGTATACAATCCTAACAAGCCAGCCTCCGGGGTGGAATGCCATTTATTCATATTTCTATACCAGAAGTTGGAGCCAAGCGGATTCCGTGTGGGAGTATTCTGCGGTGACAAGCACATCTAAAACAGATATGGATCATCTCACCAGGATTACTTCCAACGCACCTCCCGCAGATTGGGCTAGCAATTACGATCAGTATTATTTTAAGTATAGTAATGGGAACGCCATACTCTTGCATCAGTATCAAGCAGAGTCTAAAGACCGCTATATCAAAATGAAAAACAAACCCTATGATTGGGATAGCGGGTTTACTTCTTATTATGTATTTTCTCAAAAGAAGTATGAATCGGTAGAAGCGACCAAGAGCGGAAAAGCACCGACTTTTAAAGCTAATAAGTATTACCGAAAGGAATCTTATTCTGTAAAGCCAAAATACAACAAAGCCAATTGCTATCTCCCCGCCACAAAAGTCATTGCCCCTTCTTGGAGCAAGGAGAAGTACTTTAGCAAAACGACAAAAGAGGTGCCCCCGACATACAAGTCCGGGGTTTATTATCGTGCCGTTTATGACCATTATAGAAGTCTTGTGAGTGGCGGTCTTTCGCATTTGTCGTCTCTTTCGGCCGAGGACTCACAAACGGTAAAGGCCAACGAAATTAACCTTGCTATAGGCGATACAGTTGGCGGGTATGACGAACAGACTAAAACTGAGATTTCTCAGGTAGTGACCAATAAAATAGTAAAAATTAAAAGAGGCGTGCTCACAACCGAGTACGAAATAGGAGGAGAACGATGAAACTCATTACAGGACATACCGGCGAGCCTCATGTTTACGCGGTCGACGATGCTGCTGTACATAAGCTCATGGTCGGCGATGGGGATTATGTTCTTCCATACGGTAGTAAACTCGCTTTAACACAAGTTGACGCTCATGCAGTATCGGTTTCTGATGGATATTTGATGACTCAAGGGCGGCTCGGCTGTGTAAGAACTGGAGAGGAAGAAACTATATCATTTGACGGGGGTGTTAACGGCTATTACACCCCGTATGTGATCGCGGCGCAGTATTCGGTTGATGACAATATTGAGAAAATGGATCTCGTAGTCCTTGAAGGAGCAAAATCGACCACGTCTGATGTAACATTTCCGTCGCTAAGAACAGGAAATATCGACAACGGTGAAACCCACCAGATGGGCTTGTGGCGTATTGTTCTTAATGGGATGGCGATTTCCACAATGGAACGATACACCGTGCCGCTTTCTATCAACCCAATTTCCGATATTTATGCTGAAATCGGCCAGATCCGTTCGCAGGTGGACGCGTCTATTGCGGAGATCCGATCTACTTCGCAAAGCGCAATTTCTAGCGTTAGAACTACTGCGGAGAATACCATTCAGGGTTGGAAACCGTTTTATTACCAGAAAGGGGACACTTTTAATCCTGCTAACGGTGCGTATGGCATAGCTTGTTCTGGGCTTCTTTCGTCATCTAGCAAGCAGCTCGTTTTCACTGTTCCGACAAAACCAATCGTCTCCAACAACTCTGACATCACGCTAAATGCTCTATATATGACGATTCGTATTCCAGGAGGCGGCTATCCATATATTAGAAGTGGAAACACATACACCGATACATGGTCGATGGACAGAGTATATTATTCTGGCGGAAGCGCTAGGGTTGCTGGTATTTCCAATGTTTATGCTACAAATCATGGCGGTGCGGTAAGAGTTGTTGTCGAATTGTCGACGGCTTTGGTTCCTCCGAATAAAAAAGGATCCGTAGCGAACAACTCGCCAATTTCGGTATATTTGGGCGGTAAATCTACATTTACAGTTAAATAGGAGTGACAATATGGATACTCGTGAAATAGTCAATTACGTCGAGACAATTATCGGGGATCTTACTGGCACGTCTGGTCTTATTACGGAAGACGATAATGTCGAAGAAGAAATTATTGTTGTGCCGGAAGAAGAGAAGCCTGATGAGAAGTATAACGAAGCTGGTACGGACGAGAGCACAGAAGACGCCGATCAAAGTGAGAAAGAACTTCCTGGTGACCCTGAGTATATTCCTACGACAACAGACGAGCTTACAGGCGTAACAAACCAAATCAAAGTTGAGAGCGATCCTGTTATTTTCAGAGAAGAAGATAAAGAGCAGCTCGATTATTTATATGGTTTGTTTAGCAATATGGATGAAACTCAGCTAAAAGCATTGGCATCTGATATGGAGAATGCTTCCATTGGTAACACATCAATTGATTTAAGCGATCCAGAGGTGCAAGAATCATTTATTTCTTGTCTCGACGACATGGCCATCGACCAAGATTCAATAGATGAAGACTATAACACGGTAATGTCATCAATTGACGAAGTTTTATCTAGTGGCGCCGATGTGTTTCTGATTCCTATCAATAAGGAAGAAATTAAGAGAAAACTAACAGGGGCTTTTAGCGACGATTTAAGTGAAGAGGAACTCGCTGAGCTCGAAGCGGCTGTTGATTCGGCGGCAGCAACTGTAGATGTCTTTAACGAAAATACACTTCCGCAAGTTTTCGACTCATTTTTGAATTTGACACAATCTATATTAGATGACGAAGAAAAACAAGAAACTGCTTCGTCTATATTCGAGTCTTCTGTGCGGCAGCATGAGACAGAAGAAGAGGCGCTTACACAGGCAATAAAAGATGATCTTTCGTATTCCCTGTCCGATTCCGCTGCCGTTGCCTTTATAGATGAATCGGTTCAAACATTGGTTAATGGCGTAATTAATGCAAAAAGCGCAGACGATATTTCCAGGGATTTTGAAGAATGGGTCGAATCCAATAGCTATGAGGAAAATGACTCTGAGCTTTTAAAAACTGCATATAGAAGCGTTGCTCCGCTTGTGTTAAGCGCTGACAATTTAGCAGAGACTGTGGCTTCTTTTGGCGAAGCTGTGAATAATAAGAGAAATGAATTCTCTTCTGCGTTTGTGGCCGATGTTTTAGATGGCGACAAATTGCAAGAGCTTTACGATATTATTTCGGATGGCGATTTTTCGTTTAGTTTGGATGTCGCAAAACGGCAAGTTGCGTCGGATGTTGTGGAGGCCATTGCCGCAAAAAAGATAGACGCCGAAACAATCGAAACTGTAAAGCTCATATTTAAAACCGCCGTTGGCGACCACCTTGATTTGAGGACTCTTAATGCTAAGCTTGGCAAATTTGAGAGCATCGTTGCCGACACAATTTCCGCAGAACAGCTTAACGCGGCTAAGGCAACAATCAGAGAAGCAACTATTGACACGCTTTACGTCAATACTTTAAACGCTAAGCTGGCGATTATTGAAAAAGCTATTATCGACACGCTTGACGCTAAGATTGCAAATATTAACGTTGCTAACATCGACTTTGCCAATATCAACCTTGCTCAGGTCGAGAAGATATTTTCTAAAGCCGGCGTGATTAGCAATCTTACCACAGAAACCGGCACCATTACGGGTGAGCTTGTCGGTGTTACGATCAGCGGCGACCTTATTGAGGCGAACACTCTTAAGGCTGATAAGCTTGTAGTGCTTGGTTCGGATGGTTTATATTACAAACTTAATATTAGTGGAGAAACTGTCGAAGCACAGCAGACGGATTATAACTCGATCAACGGCTCCAATATCCAGGCTAAAACCATCACAGCTAGCAAGATTAATGTCACAGACCTTGTGGCTTTTGGTGCTAAGATCGGCGGACTTACAATTGAAAATGGTGGCATCCATAGCGACGGTAAGACCATCGACAATAGCCAAGCCGGCATCTATATGGACAGCCAAGGCCAATTTAACACAGGAGATGGGCAAAGCTTTATTAAGTCATACTATGACGAAAGTGATCAAAAGTGGAAAGTAAAGATTCAGTCGGATCTTTTATATTTATCGACAGGACGCAGCATTTCCGCGGCTGTGGATAAGGTGGACGAGATTAATCAGCACTTCTGGTATGATAACACTGGGGCGCATGTTTCTGGTTCTGGATATCAAACAGACATTAACGCCAGAGGAATGGAGATAATCAGTAAATATGACAACACTAGCATCGCAAGTTTTGGAGAAGATGGAGCACGCTTAGGCAGAGCATATAATCCTACAGCTGGCTATAATGAATCAAATGTTAATATCGATTATCATTCACTAAGATTTACGGACAAAGAAGGGCGCGATTACTTATTCATAAGCGATTTAAGAAACAGAGACGGCGAGGCAATTTTAAAGGAACACATAACGGTTCAACCAAATCAATCAGAAATCGATACGTCAATGGGTGTTGATAGAGTGATTTCCGCTAAAAATTATGAAACAGACGAAGACTTAACAAGCGCGTGTGCGGCCTACGAGGTAGGAACAGCGAAAGTATGGCTATCGAGAACATTTTCGACTGAATTTACTCTAGAATTAGAATATGCCACTTCGTCAACCAAGGCAAAAGCTTTTACATTTGGAAGTCGTGATGAACTGTCGGCAATAGGCCTCACTAGTACGGCTTTCGGCGATCATGTAATCGCTAGCGGAATTTTATCATTTGCAGAAGGAGCTAGTTCTGTAGCGAGCGGAAAAGTCTCACACGCTGAAGGAAATGCGACCATTGCAAGTGGAGAAAACTCTCACGCCGAGGGAGAATCCACCACCGCAAGCGGCTATAATTCTCACGCAGAAGGATTCAACACAGAAGCCTCCGAAATGTATAGCCACGCAGAAGGTATTAGCACAAAAGCGACAAACAACGCTGCTCACGCAGAAGGGACTATCTCTACAGCGGAAGGTTATTATTCTCACGCTGAGGGGGAATCCACCACCGCAAGCGGGCAAGCGTCCCATGCCGAGGGTGAAAATACTACGGCCGGCGACCTGGCCACTCATGTTGAAGGATATTACAGCGCTGCTTATGGAACCGGTTCCCACGCCGAAGGTTATAGTACCAAAGCTTTAGAGAATTACACACATGCGGAAGGGTACGGTACTATAGCTAAGGGGCATGCCGCTCACGCGGAAGGATACAACACAAAAACAGAAGGCTATTATTCTCATGCTCAGAACAACGGCACGATTGCAAAAAGGGCCTCCCAAACGGCTATTGGCGAATATAACATTGAAGACTCCGGCGGCGCTAGCGTAAGCGAACGAGGAAATTATGCAGTAATTGTTGGCAACGGAACCTCTAAAGACGCTCGTTCGAACGCCCTTACGGTTGACTGGAACGGTAATGTAAATGCTTCAGGAAGCGTAAGTGCTACTGATGTAACAGCTTCAGGAAGCGTAAACGTCGGTGGCACCAACATCCTAGAGCTTGTATATCCTGTTGGCTCTATCTATATGTCGGTTAATGCGACTGACCCTGGCACCCTCTTTGGCGGCACTTGGACGCGCATTCAAGACAGGTTCCTTCTTGCTGCGGGTTCTACCTACGCAGCAGGTGGAACGGGCGGCGCCGCTACAGTAAAACTGACAGACGCGCAAATGGCTCATGGGCATAGCTTCACACAGCCATCAGTAACAGGCGGCTCGCATAATCACGGCATTATAACCAGATTGAACACGGGAACGTCCACCGGCTACCCAATTGAGCTATCAGGTAGTGCAAAACAAGGCGTCGGCAAACACACAGAAAATGACGGTGGCCACGCGCACACGGTTAGTGGAGGTGCTGTCGCAAATCTTTCTGGTGCGAGTAGTACAAGAACTGCCCATAACAACATGCCGCCGTATCTTACCGTTTACATGTGGCAGAGAACTGCATAAAGGAGATTTTAAATGATCGAGCATCTTAAAGTTGAGAAAGGAACGATCATTCGGACGGTCGTCCTTATTTTTGTTATCATTAACCAGTTTCTGACTCTCATCGGTAAAAACCCGATTCCATATTCCAGCGAAGAGTTCGAACAGATTGCCGCGTTCATCGCGGACTTTGTCATGACCATTATTGTCTGGTGGAAGAACAACTCTTTCACACAGGCGGCTCTTCATGGGGATAAGAGAAAAGACGAGATCAAGAGCTGGTCTAAAAGCGACAAATAGGTCGTATATTTGAAAGGACTATGAATGACCAATATTGATTTAGGTGTTACCTGGCAGACGCTTCTTGCTATTGCCGGGGGTCTTATCGTGCTGATTGATTTATTTAAGAAATTCAAATCCATCGGGCAGCCAATTACAGACCTTAAAGAAGGCCAAAAACAAATCAATGACAAACTGGCGACCGATAAGGCACGCCTTGACAATCTTGAAAGAGCCCTTTCTCAGATGGTTGAGTACCAAGAACAAAGCTCCGCGACAATAGGTCTTGCTGTGGCGGAGCTTCTCAACCACACAATCACTGGAAACGATATCGAAAAGCTCAAACAAAAAGAAGATGAGCTGAATTCATTTTTCTACAAGAAAGACTTACCTAAGTTGGAGGACGACAAATGAAAATCAACGTTTATCACGGTAAATACAATATTGCCAAAAGAACTGCCGCTGTAAAGTATATTGTCATGCACTATGTTGGCTCTGGCTCGTCCTCCGCCGGTAATGCGCTTGCTAACTGCAAATACTTTGCAAGTGGTAACCACGATGCATCTGCGCACTATTTTGTAGATGACAGCGGCATCTGGGAGTATGCGGATCCTAAGTCGTACGCCACATGGCACTGCGGTGACGGCGGTGGTAAGTACGGTATCACCAACCAGAACTCCATCGGCGTTGAAGTTTGCATCAATGGCGACAAGCCGTACACGGATAAGGAGATTGCATATCTTAAAGAGCTTGTACCGACGCTGATGAAGAGATTCAATGTGCCGGCGAGCAGAGTAGTAAGACATTTCGATGCAAGCCGCAAGCAGTGCCCATATTACTACGTAAGACGTCCTGCTGAGTGGGAAAAGCTTAAGAAGATCATTACATCTTCTTCGTCCACGCCGACAACCACTAAACCTGCTACGACGACCGTTTCGCCCACGATTACAAATGTCAAAACTGGTCAGAAGGGTCTTAACCGCATTCTTGCGGGAACGAGAGGCTTCACAAATCTTGTGATTGACGGAAGCCGCGGTCCTGCTACAAGAAAGGCAGAAGTCATGGCGGTGCAGCGCGGCCTTAATAAAGACTATGGCTGCTACCTTGATGTGGACGGAAGCTTCGGTCCTAAATCAAGAAGAGTTATGAGCGCCCACTATATTTGCAAAGGCAGCAAAGGAGAACTTGTCAAAGCGGTTCAGGCAAGCCTTTATTGCCACAGATATTCGCCGAAAGGCATCGACGGCAATTTCGGTCCTGGTATGGACGCGGCAGTAAGAGCCTTCCAGAAGGACTATGGCCTTACAGTCGATGGATATTGCGGGCCTGCTACAGTGGCG